CTGCCCGTTGACGGACTTCAGGGGAAAAACGAGTATTTTTAGTCATCCTGTTTACCTCTTTCTCAGGAAGTTTAGTCTCCAGGATTCCCGGGGCGGTTCAGTAATGCGCGTCGGAATTATTTTGCCAACGGAGTGATCCATTTTGGCGGGTTTATTGGAGCTACGCGATATGGGTAATAAAGCAATCCCTGAGCTTGGCTCTGATGTTATGCAGCAAATCTATCTCTGCGCCATAAATCGCTACCCTAATGAAGCGTGTGGCTTTCTGGTGAGAACTAATGGCGACAAATATCGCTTTATGGAAGCGCGAAATGTTTCGGAGAACCCGCAGAACACTTTTGTAATGCACGTTGACGACATTATGGCGGCAGAGGATGCAGGTGACGTAATCGCAATCTGGCATTCACATACTGATGAATCAGCAGAAGCATCTGATGCCGATCGTGCAGGCTGTGAAGCGACGGAAGTTCCGTGGATGATTCTGGCTATTCGCAAGAATGTTGAGGGAGATGCCCCTTTCCATTTTAGCGAGATGAATGTGATCACACCTGATGGTTTCGAAATGCCATACCTGGGTAGACCGTATGTATTTGGCGTATTCGATTGCTGGATGTTGTGTCGGGACTATTTGAAGCGTGAGTTTAACGTCGAGCTTAACCCGAACGCACACCTGCATATTCCATCGTGGTACACCGGCGATAACGACATTCTCGACCAGAACTACCGAAACGAGGGATTGGTACGGCTTGCACCTGGAACAGAGCCTCAACGTGGGGACGTCTTCTTTATTCAATACGGGAAAATGCCAGATCACTGCGCGGTTTATATCGGCGATGGAATGATTCTTCATCACCAGATCGACCGTCTTAGTTGTCGTGCTTATTACGGCGGAATGTATCAGAAACATACGACGCATCACTTGCGTCACAGAGACTTGCTCAAGGGAGATGAGACGTGTCTGAGTTAGTTCATGTGCAGCTTGGCGGCCCTATGGCCAAACATTTTGGCCGCCACTGGCATCTAAAGGTGCGCAATACAAAACAGGCTCTGGATTTAATTGAGGCCAACAAGCCTGGGTTTAAAGCATGGATGAAGCGCAATATCAAAACCTATGACCGTTACCACATCCAGATCACCAATAAACAGGGCCACAAGTGGTCTGTTGACGAAAGTGAATATCAGATGATGGGGCAGTCTGACAACATTGCCAAAATCCGCATTACACCTGTTCCGCGAGGAAGCGGTGGATCTGCTTTTGGGTGGTTTCAGACGGTAGTAGGGGCCGCTTTGTTGGTTGTATCGGCGGTAGTGATGCCTGCTTTAGCACCTCTCGGTTTGTCACTGATGATGGGCGGCATATCACAAATCATATCGCCGCAAGCCACTAACGAAAGTGTGAGACAGGCAGATAACTCGAACTCTTATTATTTCGACGGCCCTCAAAATACAGAAAACCAGGGCAACCCAGTACAACTTATCTATGGCGAGGAAATTCTGGTTGGCTCACAGGTTGTGAGTTCTTCAATCACGATTGACCAGCTAATGTAAACAAGGATTTTTTTGAACATGGAACAGTTCAAGAAGAAAAAGTTACCGCTGTTTATTGCAGGTGCGGGTGGTAAAAAAAGCAGCAAAAGCTCTAGCCGTACACCGGTTGAAGCCGACGATACCGTAAATTCTCGTGCAATGGCCGCTATCCTCGATCTTCTTGGGGAAGGGGTAATTGGCGGCTTGGTAAATGGCGCAAGATCTATTTTTATCGACGATCTGCCGATTGTAAATGAAGACGGTTCCTCCAACTTCAGCGGAATCACATGGGATTTTCGCGACGGTTCACAAGACCAGACTCCAATGTCTGGCTTTGATTTCGTTGAAACGCCTAAATCCGTCAATATCCAGTTAAAAAAAACACATTATGTAACGGTTTCAATCGATAACGATGAAGCTGATCGGGTTCGTGTCATCATGAAGTTTCCTTCTTTGCGAAGCATAGATAAAAAAACTGGTGACACGAACGGTACGACTGTTGAGTACAAGTTCCAGATAGCAAATGGCGACTCAACATTTGTAGATGTGGTCGCTGAAGGTGAAAAAAGCGTTGGCATTAAGCTAACAGCAAAGAAGACCGGCGTTTATTACCGTAGCTATGAGCTGAAGCTGCCTAAGCCTGGACGAGCATACAAGGTTCGTGTGGTCCGTATTACCGATGATAACAGTAGCCAGTATCTCTATAACGATACATGGGTGGATTCAATCGGGGAAATTGTCGATACACCGATGAACTATCCAAACTCTGTTTTGGTTGGATTGAAGGTAAACTCTGAGCAATTCGGCAGCACCATGCCATCTCGCTCTTATCTGGTGCGTGGCCTAAAAATTCGAGTACCTTCAAACTATAACGAGTCCAGTAACACTTACGCTGGGGTATGGGATGGCACTTTTAAGCTGTTGTCTTCTTCGAACCCCGCGTGGATTCTCTTTGATTTGCTGACCAATGCTCGATATGGCCTTGGTCAGTATGTGTCGGAATCTATGATTGACCTTGGCCAGTTGTACCAGATTGGTCGATATTGTGACGAAGAGGTCGATGATGGCTTTGGTGGCAAAGAGAAACGCTTTGCAATCAATACGCAGATCACCAGTCGACAGGACGCATACCGGCTAATTCAGGATATTGCCGGAGCATTCCGCGGCATGGTGTTTTGGGCTGGTGGGATGGTTAACATCATGCAGGATAGCCCATCAGATCCGGTAATGATGTTTACCAACTCTAACGTCAAAGATGGATTGTTTACCTATAAAGGTTCTGCGCGTAAAGATCGCCCATCCGTTGCGCTCGTAACCTACAACAACAAGGAGGACGGTTATAAGCAAAACATCGAGTACGTCGAAGATCAGGACGCAATGCGCCGTTATGGTGAGCGTAAAACAGAAGTCGTAGCATTTGGCTGTACAAGCCGAGGGCAGGCTCACCGAGTTGGTTTGTGGCTTTTATATACCGCCAGAATGGAGTCGGATGTAATTACATTTACTGCCGGCTTAGACGCGTCATTTCTGATGCCTGGTGAAACCGTTCTGATTCAGAACAAATATCGCGCAGGCAAACGTAACTCAGGTCGAATTGTGGCGTTTACCAAAAACAGCGTCACACTCGATGCGCCTGTGTCGTTAGCCAAAGGCGGCTGCTTTATTCGAATACTGAATCAGGAAGGCAAAATCGTTGAACGCGATGTTCTTGAAACTGGCGAAAATATAACAAAAGTTACGTTTTCAAAAGCCCTGTCTTCGGCTGAAACGCCTGTTTTGAACGGCGTCTGGACTATTACAGAACCAGACCTCGAACCTATGCGCGTTCGCATCGTTAACATCGCGCAGGGGGAAACGCCGGGTAGCTTTGACATCACCGCTGTTGAGAACAATCCGTCTAAATATGAGGCAATCGACAATGGTGCAACGCTGATCCCGCAGAATACGACGGTATTGGACCCAACTTACTCCAAGCCATCTAATCTGCAAATCACTGAAGGGACTTATCTCTCAAGCCCGGGCAACCTGTCAGTAAAACTGACTGCAACATGGGAAGGGAAATCTCCAGAGTATTGGATCAGTTGGCGACGTTCTGATGAAAACAATGTATCGAACTGGCAATCGGCGCGTGTAACCGAAGAGCAATACGAAATCGTTAATGTCGCGGAGAATGGACGCTACGACTTCCAGCTGTATGCGGTTTCATTCAACGGTAAAAAAACAGAGATTATCAGTACCGTTTATCAGGTGTTGGGCACAATGACACCGCCGGATGCCCCAACGTCATTAACGGCCGTTGGAGACTATCGTAATGTGATACTGAATTGGGTTAATCCAGATTCGGTAGACCTTGATCACATTAATGTTTACGCATCCCAGACCAACAATCTGGATACGGCGAAACTGATCGCAGAGTCTGCAAGCACCACCTTTACACATGCTGGTCTTGGGGATAGCGAAACGTGGTATTACTGGGTTCGAGCATCGAACAAGCGAGGTATGTTAAGTCCTCCGAACTCAAACTTGGGTACAGAGGCGACAACTCGCGATGTACTGTCGTTCCTGACTGGCAAAATTACATCTTCCGAGCTTGGTCAGGCTCTGCTTGAGGACATCAACAGCAAAGCCTCTCAAGAAGCAGTTGACGAGTTAAATGAGCATATCAACCAGAGCGTCGAATCTTTGGAGGGGGCGGTAAACGACGTTAAGGAAGATATAGCTGAATTAGATAAGCAGTTCAGCGATAACCTCGCGGATTTTGAAATAAAATTCAACGAGCGTAGCGATGCTTTGGAGAACGCACAAACCGAGCTTAAAGGTGAGGTTTCGGCAACGATCGACAAGGTCAATGAAGCGTTTGAAAAAATTGATGCTACTGATGCTGCAATTGTTGAAATCGAAAACACCGTATCTGAACACGATAAAGCTCTCGCTAATACAGTCGAGGCAATAAAGGCTGCAAGAGATGAAGCGGCGGCTCTTATTGCTAAGGAAAGCGAGGCTCGTGTTGAAGGCGATGCTGCAAACGCTAAACAACTGGAAGTGTTGCAGTCAACGGTAGAGGAAAGCTCCGCTGCCGTTGAAGAAATGAAAAAGACGGTTGCAGAGGTCGATCGTGCCAGTGCAGAACTGACTACGAACATTGAGGCGTTAGCCAAAACAAATATTGACCTGGCTCTTCGTCAAGATGAAGACCAGCACAAGCAGATGGTCAATAACGCGAAGATCGCAACAACACAGAAAACCTTTGCTGATGATATGTCTGCAATGGCCACGAAGGTTGAGGAAATTCGCGTAGAAATTGGCGAAGACATTAAGGCCAGTATTCTGGAAGAGTCCACCGCTCGTGCCGATGGCGATGAAGCGTTGGCAAAGCGTGTCACTCAGCTGCAATCTAAGTTTGAAGGAGATATCAGCGCGGCGATTAGTACAGAGCAGGAGGCTCGTACATCTGCCGATGAAGCTCTGACGACACAGATCACTCAGCTTGAGTCGAAAGTAAGCAACGATATCGTCGCAGCTATTAAGGAAGAGCAAGAAGCCCGAGCAACGGAAGATTCGGCTCTGGCAAGCCAGATCACCCAACTTCAGGCAAAGGTTGATGATGATATTTCTGCTGCAATACGTAGTGAGCAGGAGGCCCGAGCAAGCGGGGACTCTGCGTTAGCCAAACAAATAAACCAGCTTCAGTCAAAGGTTGACGGTGATATATCCGCGGCCATCACTCAGGAGCAGGAGGCCAGAGCAAGTGCTGACCAGGCGCTCTCACGAGAAATTAACAGCCTGCGAGCACAAACCGGAACTGATATTGCCGCAGCGGTTGCTGTAGAGACAAAAGCAAGGACTGATGCCGATAGTGCATTGTCTACCCAGATTACGTCTCTTACAGCAAAAGCTAATGATCTCGAGGCGTCTCTTGCCAGAGAAACAACGGCTCGTGCAGATGGTGATACCGCTTTAACAAAAGAGGTTTCAAGTTTAAAAGCACAGACAGCGAAAGATATTAGTGCGGCCGTTGCAGTTGAAACGCAGGCTCGAACTGATGCTGACTCGGCGTTGTCGTCTCAGATCACCAAGCTGACCTCTCAATACAAAGAGGATATTAAAGCGGCTGTAGCAACCGAAACGAAAACGCGTACAGAGCAAGATGCTGCATTGGCGACTCAAATCACAAACTTAGAGTCTCAAACGGCAGCCAACATTTCCGCGGCGGTAACAACTGAAACGACAGCGAGAACGCAGGCAGATAATGCTCTGAGTGGGCGAATCGATACTCTGAAAGCAGAGGTGGATGGAAATACCGCGACAATTCAACAGCAGGCAACAGCTATTGCTGATACCAACAAAAAAGTGTCAACCGCGTGGACGTTGAAAATGGAAACTTCAACGAGCGGAGGGCAGAAGTATGTTGCCGGTATTGCGCTTGGTATTGACACCACTGGGCTATCTCAGTTTTTGGTTCAGGCGGACAGGTTTGGTTTGGTCAACTCTGTTAACGGGAAGATCACAACGCCATTTGTTATCGAAAACAGTATCGCCTATATGAATGGAGCGTATATCAAGGATGGCACAATCACCAATGCAAAAGTAGGCGATCTGCAATCTACCAATTTTGTTAGCGGTAGATCTGGATGGCGGTTCGGCAAAAATGGAACGCTTGAGATCAACGGTAATAGCGGCGGCAATGGGCGATTGGTTATAAATGGTCAGCGGATTGACGTTTATGACGATAACAACGTCTTACGAGTAAGAATTGGCCGTCTGTGATGGTGGAAAAAAAATTTTATATCGGTAAAAATAGGTAAGTAATTACTTAATGGCGGGCAAGGATAACCCGCCAAATCAAGGAGCATATTCAACATGTGGTACAGGGAAGGTACTATCACATTTACACAGGGTAGCAATACTCTGGTTGGGGCAGGGACAGCCTGGAACGTAACAGCTAATGGTGTGTTGCCGGGGATGATCGTCATTGGCCCCGACAATAAACTGTATGAGATCAAGCGCGTAACCAGTGATACGAACATTGTTCTCTCAGAACCTTATACCGGCGAAACTCAGTCTGAAGTTCCGTGCCGAATCATTACGACCTATGAAGGCGACTTAACACAGTTTAGCGCGCGCTTTACAGCACTAATGTCGCGTATGTCGGCTGATTCCAAGTCTATGCGCAGTTGGTTGACTGCTCTGGATGAGGTGACAATCGAGCGTGAAGACGGTACAGAAGTAACCGTTAAGCCGCTAATGCAGATCGTCAACGAGCACAACGAAAACGTTGAGTGGTATAAAAATAACACTGACGCGATTGATGCTGCTGGCGACAAAGCTCGTGAGGCGGCGGCCAGTGCTGCCGCAGCAGCAGAAAGCGCCAATACCGCTGGAGAAAAAGCCTCTCAAGCGTCTCAAAGTGCATCCGCTGCGGCATCCTCACAAAGTGCCGCAAGTGCGAGTGCAACTGCTGCGAAAAAATCTGAAACGAATGCCGCAGCGTCACAACAATCAGCAGCCACTTCTGCATCCACCGCGACCACGAAAGCGTCAGAAGCTGCCACCTCAGCCCGGGATGCGGCGGCCTCAAAAGAGGCAGCGAAATCATCAGAAACGAACGCATCCTTGAGCGCCAGTAGCGCAGCTTCCTCGGCAACGGCGGCAGGAAATTCCGCGAAGGCGGCAAAAACGTCCGAGACGAACGCCAGGTCTTCTGAGACGGCAGCGGGACAGAGCGCCTCAGCTGCGGCAGGCTCAAAAACAGCGGCTGCATCGTCTGCCAGTGCCGCGTCAACAAGTGCCGGGCAGGCCTCAGCCAGTGCCACCGCCGCCGGAAAATCGGCAGAAAGTGCCGCATCGTCTGCTTCAACAGCCACAAC